AAAAGTGTAAAATTAAATAAAGTTATCCGTTTTATCCGCCTTATCCGTTGTAGAATACAATTAGGCCAAAAGGCTAAATGCCGGAGGCCACTCCCCATACGGCCGCCAGCGTGTAAAAGCCTGGTGGCCGATTAGAAGCCGACGTTCTTACCGCTTTCTTCATGGCTTCACAAATCGGATAGAAAACGGCGGTTAGGTGACACGAAAGGTCCCTTGGTCGATATCATACCAGTTGGCTGCTGTGCGGCCCGAAAGATACCCCAATGGCAGGTGGGCAGGGTCGCGCCCTGGGTTCCGGTTCGATTCCGGATGCTACTGCTTTGTTCTCGCAGGTATCTTCCTTGAGAGCACCCGCACCAAACGGGTGCTTTTCTTTTGCCGAATTTTGGTGTATGATACAAGAAAATGGAGGAGAACAAAAGTGGTGGATGAGCAAAAGTATACGGAGATTTTAAGCGATGAGAAAAACTTTCCCATTGATATAGCTCAAAAATCCAGGATATTTTTACCGAAGTATTTATATAGATATCGTAAATTTAATCCGGAATTTTGGGAAAAAGAAATATTTAATGGAGAGATATATTTGCCAAAAGCTTGCGAATTAAACGATCCTATGGATTGCTTGATTTATTTTGATTTCAAAAAACTACAAGAGGATTGTTATTTGGCAAAAGAACTGGAAAAAAGGCCCCCATATTTAAAATTTTCTGAAGCAAGAAAAATTCTTCAGATTCCAGAGAAACAACAAGAAATTTTTAAAGGCACTCAAGAAAATGTGAGAGTGGCCAGCTTTACAGAGAAGAAAAATAATTTATTGATGTGGAGCCACTATGCGAATTTTCATCAAGGACTTTGTATACAATACACTACTTCAAAGTTAGAAACGTCTTTACTAGATGAATTGTTTCCAGTTTATTATTCGGCTATAAAACCAGATATCACAGAAGAACTGATGAAAGGCTCAAATAATGCCATGATAAAAGCTTTTGCATATAAGGCAAAAGCGTGGGAATATGAGCAAGAGTGGAGAGTAATTAAAACATCAGGCAGTAAAAAACGAACACATCAAAAGGATGCTATTAGTGCAATATATCTAGGAGCGAAGTGTCCAGATGATGATAAGCGGGAAAAGATAATTCAGTGGGCCAAGGCAAATAGAAAAAGAGTTTATCAAATGAAAATTTCTCAAAAAGAGTATAACCTAGAAGAGGAAAAGTTAGTATAAAAAGAGCATGCATAAGAGATAGCTTCGGCTGTCTCTTTTTCTATACCCAAAACAAGGAGGTGAGCCTGGATGGCAAAATATGAATATTGGATAACGCCGGAAGGCTTACTGAAATTGGAAGCCTGGGCGCGAGATGGCCTGACCGATGAGCAAATCGCCGCGAATGCCGGAATAGCAACCGCAACGCTGTATGATTGGAAAAAGCGGCATCCAGAGGTTTCAGAGGCCCTAAAAAAGGGCAAAGAGGTTGTTGACGTTCAGGTGGAGAATGCGCTTCTGAAACGGGCGTTGGGTTATACTTATACTGAAACCAAAAAGGAAAGGACAGCCGAAGGAGTAAGAACCACTACAACAATCAAAGAAGTAGTTCCGGACACTACAGCGCAGATCTTCTGGCTGAAGAACCGGCGCCCGGACCGCTGGCGGGATAAACAGGACATACATGTATCAGGTAGTCTCAACACCGAGAAAACGAAACTGGATGACTTGCTGAAACAGATGAGGGGGTGATGGATAGTGAGTGATGAGCGCTTGCTGCTGTCAGAAAAGTATAAGGCCTTCCTCCGTTGCGACGCGCCGGTGGAGTTCCTGGAAGGGACAACGGCTGCCGGAAAGACGACAGTAGGATTGTTCAAGTTCATGCTAAAGGTTGCCGAGAGTCCCAAGAAGCTGCACATCCTTGCAGCAGATGATACCGGAGCCGCCGAGAAGAACATTATCCAGAAGGACCTGGGTATCCTGGATGACTTCGGTGTACTGGTGGAGTACAAAGGTAACGGCGGCGGTGGCTATAACATGCCCCACATCCTCTTCCGCACATCCGGCGGCGATAAGATAATCTTTGTTGTCGGCTATGGCAACAAGCGCAAGTGGAAGGACGCCCTGGGTGGCCAGTACGGATGCGTGTACATAGACGAGATTAACACGGCCGATATAGACTTTGTGCGAGAGGCTGCCATGCGATGCGATTACCTGATGGCGACACTTAACCCGGACGACCCGGGTCTGGATGTCTATAAGGAGTATATCAACTGTTCCAGGCCATTGCCAGAGTGGGCGGATGAGACGCCAAAGGAAATACTGGACGAATTACGGGAGGAACCAAAACCCGGATGGGTGCATTGGTTCTTTTCTTTTACCCATAACCTGGGGCTGCCGGCGGAGAAGCTGCAGCAGATTATCCAGAACACGCCAGTAGGGACTAAGATTCACAAGAACAAGATTCTCGGCCTACGCGGCAAGGCAACCGGTCTTATCTTCCCGAACTTCGACCGAAAGCAGCATGTGGTTACAGCAGCCTGGGTAAAACAGCAGATTGCCGCCGGCAAGATAAAGTTTCGAAAGTTCTCTGCAGCGCTGGATACATCCTACTCCAGCAAGTCGCCTGATACCATCGCCATGATATTCCAGGGGATCACGATGGACCGTAAGCTCATCATCCTGGCCGAGAAGGTTTATAGCAATGCGGACCTGTCCACTCCGCTGGCCCCATCAGACACTGCGGTAAAATTTGTGGAGTTTCTGGAACGGAATCGGCAGGAATGGGGATTTGCAAAAGATGTCTTCATCGACTCGGCGGACCAGGCAACTATCACGGAGTTGCGCAAGTACAAGCGGCTGCATGGCTGTCTGTATAACTTCTTTGATGCATACAAGAAACTGGAGATACTGGACCGCATCAACCTGCAGCTAGGCTGGATACAGCAGGGGTGTTACCTGGTAGTGGATACCTGCGTGGAGCATCTGTCCGAACTGGACAGGTACAGCTGGGACGATGAGAAGGATAAACCGGAGGACCGAAACGACCATACCATCAATGCGTCGCAGTATGGGTGGATTCCATACCGACAGGGGATAGGATTTGAGGAGGGTGAGAAGTAATGGAAATACAACGGTTGGAAATTGATTTTGATAATAGACTTTTAAAAATCAACGGTAAGGATTATACAGAAACTCCAATTATCGTAACTCTTCCGGGCCCAGAGGGATGGCCGCACGCAATGCTATTTAATGCTGACCAAGCAACAGTACCTGGAGAGTATTTGGAATTACAGATAGAATGCACAGAATCTAATAGGAGGCCGGGAAATGAGGTGGCTATCAACATTGAATGAGAATATCAAAAGAGGGGTACGCAGCTGGCTGAATGTGGTGCCGGCCAGTGGGAACGGCATCCAGATTAACGAGGTCCTGGACTTCGAAGCGAACGCCATCCGCAACCGTATCTGGTATCGGGGAGACAGCAACGAGCTGGAGCAGATGTACCAGCAGCTGGCAGAATATGCGGATAAATATAAGTTCTGGGCCAGCAAGTGTACACCGGGCATGGAGATGCGCAAGATACATACCGGCCTCCCCGGGCTTATCGTTAGGATTCTTTCGGCGATTGTCCTGGCCGACATGAACGACTTTGATTTTGATTCACCAGCTCAGGAGCAGCTTTGGAAGGAGATTGAAAAAGAGAACAAGTTCAGAAAGGCGCTGGAAAAGTCGTTGAAAGAGGTGCTGTATATCGGTGACGGTGCCTACAAGGTGACCATCGACACGGCCCTGAGCCAGTACCCGATACTTGAGTGGTATCCAGGGGAACGTATTGAGATTATAAAGGAGCGCGGCCGGCTGAAAGAGGTAGTCTTTAAAACACCATACACAGTGCGGAGCCAGCAGTATATCCTGTATGAGCACTATGGATATGGATATATCCGTAACGAGCTATACAAGGGAGATACGCAGGTGGATATAGGCGCTATTGAGGCCACGAGAGGGATTAAGGATACAGTCTTTGATAAGACAACCATCCTGGCTGTTCCCCTGCAAGTGTATGAGAGTACGAAATACGAGAGGCGTGGCGGCAGTATCTTTGATGGGAAACTCGACAGCTTCGACGCCTTCGACGAGACCTGGTCCCAGTGGATGGATGCGCTTCGGGCTGGCAGGGCAAAAACCTACATACCGGAGTGCCTGGTGCCGCATGACCCAGCGACAGGACAGATTTTAAAACCGAATCCTTTTGATTGCCGATACTTTGCATCGGACAATGATATGTCTGAGAAGGCGGAGAACCGGATTAATACAGACCAGCCGACAATCCCGCACGACAGCTATATTGCCTCTTATGTGACGGCACTTGACCTCTGTCTGCAGGGAGTCATCAGCCCATCCACGCTTGGCATCGATGTCAAGAAGCTGGATAATGCGGAGGCGCAGCGAGAAAAAGAAAAAGCAACTCTCTACACCCGGAACGCTATCATAGAGGCTCTGCAAGAGACGTTGCCGGATGTGGTGGCTGCTTGTATCAATGCCTATCATATTCTGCTAAGGCAGCCAATTGAGGAAGTGAAGGTTGAAATTTCCTTTGGAGAGTATGCAAACCCATCTTTTGAGAGCCAGGTGGAGACACTCAGTAAGGCCCGGCCTGGCGCAAGCATCATGTCCATAGAGGCGCAGGTGGAAGAGATGTGGGGAGATAGCAAGGATGAAGAGTGGAAAGCGGAGGAAGTGAAGCGGTTAAAAACCGAACAGGGCATTGCAGAGATGGAGGACCCTGGAATTAATCAGGCCGCAGGTGATTTCCTGCTGAACATGGATGGAGGAAGAGCAGATGAAGGTCAAGGTAATGAACCGGACGTACCAGATGGGCTGGGGGGAGTACCAAGGGCTCCTGCAGGTAGCAAGTGAGCAGGTGCCGTTCGGAGTCTACGCGGTTGAGAAGCAGGGGTATGCGGAACTGCGCTGCGACCACTGCGAGAGTGTTACGCAGCTTAAAAGCCTGACACGGCAGTTCAAATCCCAAGGATTTAGGATACATTCCAACGGGAGGTGATGTCGTTGACAGAATATGACATTGGCGCCGCTTTCCAGGCAATTGAGAACGAGTTGATCGCCTCCATGATTCGCAACATGGACCGACATCGGGCTGAGGAAACGAAGGAGGGCATCCAGTGGAGCATGTGGCAGGCGGAGCAACTGAAAGCCCTGGAGAAGTATAAACGGGAAAATCGGAAACGGTATAGCAAGCAGTTTAAGTCTATAAATGGGCAGATAGGAGAACTGCTCCATCAGGCGCGCCAGACAGGTAACATGCAGCAGGAAGTCCAGATACTGAAAGCTATACAGAGGGGATACCGATTCCCGAACATGCCCAAGAAACTATTTGGCCTGTTGGAAGAGATGGACGGTAAAACCTTTCAGCAGAAAGCATCACTGCTGCTTAAACGTCTTAAGGGAAAAGAGGCTGCCCAAGCAACAGCAGAGTTTTTTAAACTTAATGACCGGAAGCTGGAAGCACTTATCAAAGCAACGACTCAAGACATGGAACGCGCAGAGACAGCAGTATTGCGGATGGCTAACGACCAGTACCGGAAGGCCATTTTCAATGCCCAGGTGTATGCCAACAGTGGCGCCGGTACTTACGAGAAAGCGGTGGACATGGCTACCAGGGACATGTTATCCCGTGGCCTGAATTGTGTGGAGTATGCTAACGGTGCGCGTCATACACTGGCCGATTACGCCGACATGGCTATCCGGACAGCAAGCAAGCGAGCTTACCTGCAGGGGGAAGGTGAGAAGCGTCAAGAGTGGGGGCTCGCCACGGTCATTATGAACAAACGTGGGAATCCTTGCCCGAAGTGCTTGCCATTCGTCGGTAAGGTGTTGATTGATGATGTATGGAGCGGCGGCAAGAAGGTAGACGGTCCCTACCCTCTGATGAGTACAGCTATTGCCGCAGGACTCTACCATCCACGGTGCAAGGACAGCCATACCACCTACTTCCCTGGAATTTCTACGGCGGACGATACGTGGACCAAGGAGGAGCTGGAAGCTGTAGAGCAGACCAACCAGCGGCAGGCAGAGAGACAGCATGCAGCACGGCAGGTGGAAAGATTCGGGAGGCTGGCAGAGTTTTCTCTACATCCGGAAAACAAAAAGAAATATCAGCAAAAGAAAAACGAGTGGAAACAAAGACTTGCACAGTATAGGCAAGCTGATATAATGAAAACAGAAGGTTGGACAGATGAGGCAATAGAAAGGCGTAGACTGGATGAAGCAGCGATTGCTGGGCATAAAAGTGAATATGCCATATTGTATGATGAACGAGGAAATAAATTATTTAAAAAGCACGGTGGTCAGCATGAAGTCATTTACACTGATGATGAATGGGCACTTATGAAAAATGGAGTCTCAACACATAATCATCCATTGGGAGCAACCTTTTCTCCTGACGACATCTGTGTTTTGAAAGAGAGCGGGCTAAAAGAAATAAGAGCCGTTGGGAAAGACGGTGTGTTTGTTTTGAAACAGCCAGATATATGGCCGGACGAACTATCTTCGCCAGATAAAATATTTGCTGCCTACGATACTATACAAAAAGAGTTGGAGCCTGAATTTATACAGGCTTATATAGATGGGAGGATCACAGACGAACATGAATATTCAATTTTATATCAGGCGCGGATTCTTGAAGAACTCACAGATAAATATCAGTTAAATTATTTTGTGGAAAAGAGGTAAAAGGATGCCAGATAAAAAAAACAGGGTTAACGTTAGAGACATAGATCGTCCAATAAGCGAGTATCCAAAGGGGACGGAGATTGTACATACCGACAATGCATTTATTCCTTTGCCTACGAAAGAGGAGATGGAAATGTTTTTAAAAAAGAAAGGCGATACCACCAGTCGATAAGAGGCCGGTGGTATTTTTATGTTGTTGCGATATCGCAATGGATAGGAGGTGATCCAATTATCTCCCTTTGAGGCGCAGGGTAATGCGTCTTATTTTTATTGTCCAAACACGACAGGACGCCATAAAAGGTGCGTGGCCGGTGACACCGATGACAATGGACGCAATAAAGAGCGACACTCTCAGAAATGGAAAGGAGCACATGACAATGAGAAAGAAATTTCGGATGAACTTACAGTTATTTGCAGAGCCCACTGGTGGAGCAGGGGGAACCGAGCCGCCAGCAGGAGTACAAGGCCAGCAGACACAGCCGTCTTCGGCTGGAGGGCAGCCACCAACAGTACCGCAGATTGATTATACCAAAATCCAGCAGATGTTGGAGGGCACCTTGGCGGCCAAGGAGGACACGGCCTTGAAGGCCTATTTCAAGCAGCAGGGCCTTAGCCAAGAAGAGGTGGAGCAGGCAATCGCCACCTTCAAGCAGCAGAAAGCAGCTCAGCAGCCGGATGTGGCGGCGCTGACACAGACGGCGCAGGCAGCTCAGGCGGCGGCCCAGCAGGCCATGCTGGATAAGGAGGCAACCCTTGCAGCCATCAGTCTGGGACTCGATGCCAAGACTATCCCGTATGTGCTCAAGATGGCCGACTTAAGCCAGGCTATAGGACAGGATGGGAAAGTCAACACGGAGGCCCTTAATACGGCCCTGAATAAGGTCCTGGAGGATGTACCGGCCCTTAAACCGCAGGCGTCAGGGACAACTGGCTTCGTGCAGGTGGGAGCCGCCAGTACAGGGCAGCAGACAAGCAACGAACCAATGACGCTGAAAGATGCAATTTCAGCAGCACTCAAAAAATAAGAAAAGAGGTATAAGATATGGCAGTAACATTAGCTCAGGCTAAACTTAAGACCCAGGACAAATTGTCTATGGCAGTCATCGATGAATTCCGTAAGTCCAGTTTTTTGATGGATCATATGATTTTTGATGACTGCGTTTCCCCTGTAGGTAGCGGGGCAACCATGACTTATGGGTATTATCGCGTAATCACACCATCTACGGCCAGCTTCCGTGCGGTTAATGCGGAATATACGGCGGACGAGGCCAAGAAACAGAAGTACACCACAGATCTTAAGATTTTTGGAGGCGCATTCGAGATTGACCGTGTGATTGCGGATATGGGAGGAGTGGATGATGAAGTGACCTTCCAGATGCAGCAGAAGATAAAGTCTGCATCCGCACTGTTTTCAGAGACACTAATTATTGGTGATTCCAGCAAAAATGAAAAGAGTTTTGACGGTTTGGATGTGGCTGTAACTGGAAGCTCCACAGAGTACAAGCCTAGCGCAGCAATTGACCTTTCCACTACAGCCAAGGTAACCGAAAATTATCAGCTGTTCCTGGACCAGTTGGACGAGTTCCTGATGGGCCTGGATGGCAAGCCGGATTTTATTGGTGGTAATCTGAAATTGATTGCGAAAATTCGGGCATGTGCTCGCAGAGCCGGTATGTACCAGGTAACAAAGAATGATTTCGGCCAGCAGATTGAAAGCTACGGAGATATACCGTTGGTGGATTTCGGAGCGAAAAGCGGTTCTAATGACCCGATTGTCGCCATCGAAGGAAGCGGAGCCGCCAAGGGCGAAACCTCCCTGTATGCTGCAAGGATTGCACTGGATGGATTCCATGCAATTTCCCCATCCGGCACTATCCCGGTTAAACAGTGGCTCCCGAAGTTTGACGATGCCGGAGCCGTGAAAAAGGGCGAGGTTGAAATGTTGGCAGCTGCCGCGTTAAAGGCAACCAAAGCGGCCGGAATTATGCGCAAAATTAAAGTGCAGTAAGGAGGAACGTTATGCCGAATGAAATGAAGTATGGAAATGTAGACTGGCCTTCCAGCTCCCCGATAAGCGGCGAGCGACTGGCTACTGCCGGGGAATATACCGGCCAGCACAAAGGGAAGGTCATGCAGGATGCCTCCACCAGTGCAGACAATGACGCATATCTGAGAGCGCGCAAGACGGTTAGGCACGGAACGCTCACACCAGATGCCGGGGATGCCAATTTCCCCGACAGGCTTATTACTGTGGGCTATACAGCAACCGGAGCAGTTACGGAAATTTCCTTGTCGGGGGTGAGCTATAATGCCACGGGTAAGGTATTTGAGGACGTTCCAAGCAAGACGGAATCCTTCACATTTAAAGACGGGGAAACGGCCAAGACGGCAAGTAACGCAAGTGGTACATGGTCTGTAGCATAGGGGGTGACATTATGGCCTATGTGCCTTATGTAACACCGGAATATTACCGGGATGTCTATAAGGGCAGCACGGTGCCGGCAGATGGCCTGGAAAAGGCCCTGCAGCAGGCATCACGTCATATTGACTCTCTGACCTACAACAGGATTGTGGGCCAGAGATTTTTAAGTTTGACGCCGTTTCAACAGGATGTTATTCGCGAGGTAGTCTGCCAGCAGGCGGATTTTGAGACTGAGAATGCCGACGAAATTAACACTATCCTGCAGGGCTACAGCATCAATGGTGTGTCGGCACAGTTCGGGCAGAGCTGGAATGTATTCACGGATAAGGGTGTGGCAATGCGTCGCGATGTGTACGCCCTGCTGTCACAGACAGGCCTGTGCTGCCGGTTAGCGAGGTGAGAGGATGAAATACCCATGTTTAGTGCCGAAACGCCTTTGTAAGACGGATATCCACGTTCATCTGGAATCAGAAGAACTGAACAACCAGGGCAGCCCGAAGTATACGGCGGATCTGGAATTAAAATGCAACTTCCAGGACCGGGCGAAGACGATCCTGACGGAAGAGAAGAAGCTGGTGCAGATTACCGGCACTGCTCTCTTCTCAGGGGACATTGCCCCTGATATGCCATCCTTAAGTGGTGGCACGGTGACGGTATTCGGTCAGGAACGCCGCATCGAGCAAGGGATGAAGGCCCGGAACCCGGACGGTACGGTTAATTATTGTCAGTTGGAGGTGGTCTGATGCAGGTAAAATCAACGGTGAAGATGAACTTCCCACGGATTAAACAGCTGACACAGGCGGCAGTGACCGCCCTGGAGATGACTGGAGAAGCGCTGCATACCGAAGTGGTTCAGGCGCAGGTATTCCCGTTTGATACTGGAAACTTGCAAAATGAAAGCACCTTTGTGGATTATAGCAAAGCAAAAGACGGCAAAGTCACGCTGATATCCAGCACGCCTTATGCCCGGCGCCTTTATTATCATCCGGAATATAATTTCCAGACAAAAGAAAATCCGAATGCGAAGGGGCACTGGTATGAAGACTGGGAGTCTGGCGGAAGTAGAGCGAATTTTGCCCCGAATGCCTTTAAACAGTTCTACAAGAAAGTAGGTGGCGTGTGATACTTACAATCAATGATATCCGCGGCTATATTGCAGGTCTTGGGATAGCGGCGGATGATAATGTGTACATCGGCAAGATGGACGGAAAGAAGCAAAAGTCCATTGGTGTGTACAGCCGCCCAACCAGTGGGATGCCCAATATGGCCCTGGGAGGGATGGACTGTACCACCTATGATATCAAACCAATTTCCCTGCTTGTGCATTGGAGCAAGGACAAGGGAGCGGCTGAAGCAGCAGCCTATGAGCTGTTTGAGAAACTTAAAAGTGTAACCAGCCTGTCCATAGGAGACACCCACATCAATTACCTGCGCCTGATGGTTCCAGAGCCACAGGACGTTGGTACGGATGATAGCGGGGTGTATGAGTATGTGATATGGCTGGATTTTATTTATCAGAGAAAGTGAGGAATAAAACATGTCCAAAGAAGCAACGGTATATCCGGTACATAATAACAAATTTAAGTTTGGTACGGCCGGTCTGCTTAGTACAGACGCGGAAATGGTAGTGCCGAAAGACTTGACAAACTTTGCTCCGACCATCGACGGAACAACGGAAGAGTGGTATGCGATGGATGCGGAGGGATGGGCGAAATCAGCGGTGACAGGGAAGAAGCTCAGCTTTTCCTTTCAGGGTAAAAGGAGCGTGGGCGATCCGGGCAATGATTACATAGCCGGGCTGGCTCTTGCAATGGGACTGGATGCAATGACGAAGTTTGAATGGGAAATGGTGTCAGGTGCAAAGATGGCATTTGACTGTGTCGTTAATGTGACCACGCCGGGCGGCGGAGACAGTACGGCACTGGACGCACTAGAGTTTGAGGTGACCTGTTACGGAAAACCGAACTTTACAGCGGCACCCGGGGGTTGAAATTCGCCCGCAGAAGAAAAAGCGCATAGTGAAGCAGTCAAACCTGCAGAAGTAAAGGAGATAGAAGATGGCGAAAGTAGTTGACATTACAGACAAATTAAGCTTTGAAGGCAATCCCTCTCTGGCAATCAAAGGAAAACACCTGGAAGTAAATGCAGATGCCCCGACCATGCTGAAAGTTATGGGGCTGATGGGAGGCGCAGAGCCGGGAGTGAATGAAATCCTGGAAACATATGATTTGATGTTTCCTGAAAAGTCTAAAAAAGAGATTGAGAAACTGAAGCTGGGATTTAATGACTTGATTGTCGTCGTTCAGGAGGCAGTTGGACTGATTATAGGGGAGGATGAACAGCCGGGAGAGCAGTGACCCGTACTATGATTTATTCGGAGACTGGGACTTGATTATATCCAGTTTCTTATCACAGTACGGGTTGCGCATCAGAACGAAAGAGTTTGAGAGTGTCTCCTGGGATGAATTTAAATCTCTTCTAGCCGGAATGGCCCCGGAAACAGCCCTAGGGCGTATGGTGGCTATCCGGTCAGAGACGGACAAAGATGTAATCAAGCACTTTACCAAAGAGCAAAAGCGGATTTATGACGATTGGCGGAATCGGAAGGCGGAACGCACCAAACAGGAGCCGCAGACTTATGAGCTGCAGATGAACTATCTTGAGAGTATGATGGCGGCAATATGCGGAGGTGGTTGAGATAAAGGCAGGTGATGTAAATGGCAGCTGACAGCGTTGGTCAGATTGGTCTTGACCTTGTAGTTAATAAAAACGATTTTGACAAGCAGATGAAGGGCATCCAGGGGCTGGCTAAAAAAGCTGGTGCAGCCCTGGCGGCTGCCTTTGCAGTTAAGAAGCTGATAGACTTCGGGGCTCAATGTATTGAACTGGGCTCCGACCTGCAGGAAGTGCAGAACGTTGTTGATGTAACGTTCCCGCGCATGTCAAAGCAGATTGACGACTTTGCCAAGAATGCGGCGGTGCAATTTGGTCTGTCAGAGACGATGGCGAAGAAATTTGCCGGAACCTTCGGCGCGATGGCGAAGGCATTCGGCTTTGGTGAAAAGCAGGCTTATGAGATGGCTACGGCACTGACTGGATTGGCTGGCGATGTGGCGTCGTTTTACAACATATCGCAGGACGAGGCCTATACAAAGCTAAAGTCCGTCTTTACCGGTGAGACAGAGACGCTTAAGGACCTGGGAATTGTTATGACACAGAGTGCCCTTGACAGCTATGCCCTGGCCAATGGATACGGGAAAGTAACTGCCAAAATGTCCGAAGCTGAGAAGGTGGCCCTGCGGTATCAGTTTGTGCAAGACCAGCTTACCCTGGCATCCGGGGATTTTGTCCGCACGGCTGATGGGTGGGCCAACCAGGTTCGAATACTGAAACTGCAATTTGACAGCTTAAAGGCTACGATTGGTCAAGGGCTTATTAATGTCCTTACGCCGGTCATTAAGGTCATTAATACGATTATCGGGAAGCTGATGAGTCTGGCCAATGCTTTTAAGGCCTTTACGAACCTGATATCCGGAAAGAAGGGGTCCGGAGGCGGAGCGTCAGTGGCTGCAGCCGGCATGGAGGCCGTGGCGGAGTCAGCAGATAACGCAGGCGCTGCAATGGGCGGAGCCGGTGGAGCAGCGAAGAAAGCCGCGAAAGACATCAAAGGTGCGACAACAGGCATTGATGAACTGAATATTATTCAGCCATCAGATTCTGGTTCAGGAGGCGGTGGAGGGGCCGGTGGGGGCTACGACGCAGATGAATTTGACATGGGAGAGATTGATACCTCTCCAGTCGACGAGATGGATGCCAAGTATCAAGCGTTGATTGATAAGGTGAAGGAGCTGGCCGACCTTTTTAAATATGGGTTTAAAATTGGCTTTGGCGACACATCAGTCCTGGATAGCATCCAGTCTTCGATTGATGGAATTAAGAAAAGCCTGAAGGATATTTTTGCGGATCCGGCAGTAAAGAAAGCCGCCGACAACTTTGCGAAACAGTTCTCGTATAACCTGGGGAAGATAGCTGGAAGCTTTGCCTCTGTGGGGGCCACGATTGCCGATAACCTGCTGGGCGGAATTGACAAATATCTACAGCAAAATAGTCCCAGGATAAAAGATTTCCTGGTATCAATGTTTGATATCGGAAGTGATATATCTATGATATCTGGTCGCTTTTCGGAGGCCATTGCGGATATTTTTTCCGTGTTCCGGAGCGATGCAGCAAAACAGATTACCGCCGATATAATAGCTATTTTCTATGATGGTTTTATGGGGGCGCTTGAATTGGGAGGCGCTTTCGGCCTTGATATTCTGGATTTAATAACAGCACCAATTATCGAAAACAGCTCTGAATTTAAAGAAGCGTTCAATGGAATTTTGGAGGCGGTTCAGGCTATAACAGGTTCAATCAGCGAGACGTTTTCTAAGTTTGTAGACACTGTATTAGATGTATACAACAAAAATATTTCGCCATTAATTAAAAGTGTCAAAACAGGTCTATCCGAGATTGTGAAAACATTCCTGGAAGCATTTAACACTCATATTCTTCCGGTTATTCAGTATGCAGCAGAGCGTTTTGCTGAATTTAATACAAGCACTTTACAGCCGCTTATAGAGAAGTTCGGCGAGTTTGCCGGAAAGGTAACAGAGTGTATACAGACGGTTTGGGAGACAGTCTTACAACCCTTCATCACTTGGTTTATCAATAACATAGCACCAATAATCGCCAGCAACCTCAAAACTGCTATAGATAATTTTTTTGCTTTTTTAGATAGTGTTTCGGAGGTAATCAGCAATGTTTTGGATGCCCTTGGAGGTCTATTAGATTTTCTGATAGGAGTTTTTACCGGGGATTGGGAACGGGCTTGGGATGGAATTAAGCAATTCCTTTCGTCTTGTTGGGAAGCTATGAAGGCCTTGGTTCGAGTTGCCTTTGATGCAATTAAATTATGTATTGACACGGTACTCAATACTATAAAAGGTCTTTGGGGACTGATTTGGAATAATATAAAGTCCTTCGCGGAAGAAACCTGGAATGCCATTAAGAATAAAGCTTCGGAGATATTTGAGGCAATTCGAGATAAGCTTTCCGAAATCTGGGACAATGTCCGTTCCACAATAGAAGACAAATGGAACGCTATTAAAGAGTGGTTTGAGGACATCTGGCAGAAAATCAAGGACGTCTTCAAACTGGACGAAATGGTGGAAATCGGTAAAGGCGTCATGAATAAACTCTGGGATGGCTTAAAAGCAGTCTGGGATGAGATTACGGGATGGCTTTCTGGGATCGTGGATACGGTTAAACAGATCTGGCAAGACGTTTGTGACACCGTAAAAGACATTTTTAAGAAGTCCAAAGAAGCAGAGGACAGAGATAGTGACAGTGGTAGCAAATCTAAGAAGAGCGGCGGCAGTCGTGGCTCCTCCACCGGTCCGGCCAGCGAGATTTCCGGGCATGCCAGCGGTGGGTTCCCGAAGTCGGGCCAGATGTTTGTGGCGCGTGAAGACGGAATCCCCGAGATGGTAGGCAAATGGGGAGGCCGCGCAGCCGTGGCCAATAACATGCAAATCACACAGGGTATTACCCAGGCAGTACAAAGTGGCATGCGGAGGGCAATTGCGCCGTTGGGATCCACAATGACAAATGCGGCCAATCATGCAGCTCCGCCGCTTGCAATGGTCGGTAGCACAGTACCTGTATATTCCCAGGAAGACAGGATGCAGGAGATGGTAAACCGGGCTGTCGCAATGACATCTGGAACAGACAACTCAAGCGAGCAGCATTTGGCTATCATGGTGGAACTGCTGAAAAAGATAATCGAACTAATTGAGAATCTGGATTTGGTGGTCAACATCGACATCCGGGAAATCCGGAAGAAACTAAAGGACTTAGAGAAGCGCACAGGCTATGGATTTACGTAAGGAGGCGGTGAGATGGCAGTAATCACAATCAATGGCCGAGAGTTTCCCGCCCCTGATATTGGCGGAAACCTGGTAGTGGCTACGAACGTAAGTGACGGGAAAAACGCAAATGGCGAGTTCGTCGGGCAAAAGGTGGGCCGGGACCAGTATAAGTTTGACGCTCTGCAATGGAAGTTTCTGGACGCTGCTATCTGGTCCGCTATGTTGCAGGAGTTTGACAAGTTTGTGGTAACAGCCCGGATACCTGACATGGTACATAATAATTGGATAACGATTCGGATGTATCCCGGGAATCGGACAGCTACGCCGATAGAGTTTGATTTCTGGGGCCTCCCGACGAGGTACCGAGACTGCAAGGTAAACATTGTGGATTGTGGGGTGATGGAGTAATGCAGGCGTGCAGCCAAGCCTATAAAGCGGAAATGAAAAAGGAATATCGTAACCGTTCCTACATGCGAGTGACAATCGGTTTGATTAACCAGGAAGCCCAGGCTTCCGCTTTTGTTCCGGATCCGACCAATTATGCCTACTACAGTAATCTAAAATGGCCCCTGGACAATTATTCGGTGTCTGAACTATACGCCACCTGTGATGAAGATTACAGCACGGTGGATGGCAGCATGTATTTTCTACCCCGCCGTCGGCAGGACATAGTGTTAAATGCAGGTATTGTAACAGAGGAGCTGTCGGGGAGTATTCTGATTCGTTTTCCGATACAGTACAATATCAAGGGGGTGACTGTGGAGTTTGGCAAGGCGTATCCAGTAGATTTTACGATTGAATCCGACAACAACACGGTGGAAATAGCTGGGAATGCGTCTGGACATTTTGTAACAGAGGAGATATTTACGGCGGCTACTTTCCTGCGATTTACGCCGTCAGTCATGGTCAACGGCCAGAGCCGGTTCCGCATTCATCGGCTGACAATGGGGATCGGCATTTACTTTGATAATAAAAAAATCAAGTCAGCCAGCAAGAAGGAGCATATCAGCCCTGTATCAGAGGAATTGCCGACGATTGATTTTGACCTGACGGTGGAGAACAAAGACCGCGCCTATGATGTGGAGAACAGCGAGAGTACGGTGAATTTTTTGGAGCCGGGGCAGGAGATATCGGTGTTGTACGGGCAGGAGTTGGATGACGGGACCGTGGAGTGGTTGCCAGGAGCTACAGTATCCCTAAAAGAATGGTCTGCGGATGACGAAGAAATGAGTTTTTCTGCGTCCGATCGTTTTGATGGAATGAACGAGACATATTATAAGGGACTGTACCGGGAGTCTGGTATTAGCCTGTATGATTTGGCCACAGATGTGTTTGACGATGCTGGCGTGGATTACCGGACGTACTGGTTAGACCCATACCTGAAGGATGTACTGGTAAAAAATCCTATGCCGGTTGTTACACACAAAGAAGCACTGCAGATTATTGCTAATGCCGGCCGGTGCATCCTGTATCAGGACCGCTCCGGAGATATTTATTTGAAATCTAGTTTTATTCCGGATATGGTTGCCAACTCAGACAATGAAACCTATTTTTCACATGCCGGCGCCGTTTTAAATGGAGCAGATAAGGCGGACTACGCGATGCCCGTCCGGAACTATTCGGACGCAAGGCCGACACAATATTTTCTGCCCCGGCAGGCTGAGGGAACTGCTTACTTGGATACCGGTTATATATCGGAGGAAACAGCTGATGAGAATGGACTGTTTTCGGAGAATCCAACCATTACCATTGTTTTGGAGGCTGCGTTTAAATGCTTCGGCCTGACGATGGGATTTGGGCGAAATCATCCAGAGCAGATGATATTTCATGCTTATTATAATGACGAGCTTCGGGAAAGCTACAGTGTAACCGTATTGGAGGCGTTATCGGTTATTAGTCATGAATTTACAGAGTTTGACAGGCTGGTCCTGGAATTTACCAGAGGCTGCCCGGATAACAGGGTTGTGCTGAATCATATTTCTTTTGGTGACAGCACAGATTATGTGCTGGAATATGGCCATGAGCTGACGAAGACACCGAAGGGAACACAGGTAGAGAAAACCAGGGAGCTGCAGGTGCTGCGGACACTGTACAATCCGGGCGGAGAACCGAAGGAGCTGGCGAAGGAAACCATTACGTTATCCGCGATAGACAACCGATATACCTTCTATTTCTCGAACCCGTCTTATGACCTGTCCTGCGCCATCACAGAACCGCAGGCCGGTCAGGCAGCGGCGATTGTGGAAGCAAGCAATTATTACGCCACCGTGGAAGTGACCGGTGCGGCCGGGGCAGTTGAGGTGACCATAAACGGCAGGGAATACGGAACGTCGCAGGCTAAGGTCAGCCGTCAGCTGAACCCGACGGGGACGCTGGAGACGTGGAAGAACCCCCTTGTGTCAGACGCGAGGCATGCTGCGGATTTGGCGGACTGGATCGGCGATTACATGAAAGCGGATCGAGAGTATGAACTGGTATACCGCGGAGAGCCGCGGATTGATGCCAATGATATTGTGTTTTTAGAGAACCGGTATGTGGCGGATTTGCTCCTGAGGATTTATGATCATACGCTTAATTTTAACGGTGCTCTGTCTGGAAGCATGAAGGCAAGGAGGGATATGAGCAATGTGGCAACAGCCAAAAACCGACTGGCAGGTCGGTGATTTTTTTAATATCGAAGATTACAACCGAATTAAAGGGAACCTTGAGGAAATACAAAAGCAGGCGCTGATTCTATGGCCTGCTTTCCCGTTCGAGGAAATGGGGGCAGATAAAACTTATCAGGATTACGGATTTTATGCCGATGAACTTAACCGGTTTGAGGCAAATGTGGATAACGTCTACAGAGGTACTTTTAATTGTACGGTTGGAAACAGGGAAACTTTTTATGATAATCAGCCATTTATCGACTGGCGGGAGTTGAACCGGATTGAGGAGGCATGCCGCTTTATACATAACAATATTCAGAGCAGGATTAACGGTCGGAAGAAGCTGGCCTTTACGTTAAATGGAGGTGATTTTTAAAATGGTTTTAAAAACAGACTACAAGGACGCCATGTATGACGGGGCGAGAAAGTGGCGCATTACCCAGAATGCTGACGGGACGTCCGGAATCGCAGACGAGACAGGTTATACACAGGAAGGCGATCGGTTTGGGGCTAATGATATTAATTCTACCAATACTGCTATCAATCGGATTAACCATGTGACCGAAGTAACATTAACGGCATCTGGGTGGGAGGGTGGTGCTGCTCCGTACACCCAGACGGTAAGTGTGCCAGGAGCTACGGCCGACCTGGATGCGATACTGGTTAGTGCGCTGGCTGATGGGGCGAGCGTCACCACCCAGAAGGCGTATATAAAGGCATTTGGGATTATCTCCAGCGGAACTGCATCGCTGGGAAATGGGACGGCTACATTTAAAGTATACAAGAAGCCGGCAACAGATTGCCTTGTGGGATTGAAGGGGGTGTAACGCATGGGGAAAATATTGATGCCGGGCGGCGGAGGCGGTGTCGACCTGGATGTAATAACAGCCGGCGCAGAGGATGTTCTGGCCGGTAAAGTAATCGTGGACAAAAACGGGGAGCCGCTGACCGGGACGATGGCGGACCAAGGTAACTGGAACTTTTCAGAACTGGTGGCCGGCTCTGCAGTGACAGTTCCTGGTGGAAAACACGGCGGTGGTGGAAAAGTGACAGCAAAAAGCCTGGCCAGCCAGACGCCCGGTACATCAGCGGCCGGACATATTCTTGCCGGAAGAACGGCATGGGTAAACGGTAGTAAAATCACTGGCACGATTCCCAGCCAGGCGGGAGGAACATTGACACCCTCCACGTCAGCAGTAACTGCAAACTGTTCTGGCAAATACATGACAAGCAATTACACCATTCCAGCCTTCGCCTTACCGCCAGCAAACGCTCTCCGTAAAGGCTATTCCTACACCTTGTACGGGAAGACAGTTACTGGGACGTTGGAACAATGGTTATCTTCTCCTGCTGATGTTACCGGGAACGAAACAGGAGCAACCAAAATAGGCACCTCGACTGGTTTCTTTTCATGGATTACAAGTCCAAAAAGCATAAACGTGTTTTGTGGTAGTAATGGTGGTTCCACGTTGGGCCGACTTAATACAGCAGTAAATGTTTCGTCATATAAATACTTAAAACTATTCGTCCCCAGAGCATATGATAAGTCAGGCTCACAATACTACACTAAAGTAGGGATATCTTTACAAGCAGATGGAAGCGGGGTTACATATGGGGCGGAGGTGCTTGCTAATAGTACTGTTACTAATTTTAACGTAATTCTGGATGTCACAAATTACAATGGGATGTATTTTATTTATGTGTCTGTAAGAAGCGCAAGCACTACCAAAAATAATGGAATAATGGGTGGAACTATATCCCTATCTAATTCGTAAGTAACGAGTTACTGGCATTTAAGCTAAAGTCATAAATATCTCGTAGATAAACCCCCTATCGGGGCCTAAATTTCCACTAGAACTTCTGTGGTAGACACCATACACATATATGTAATAATTACCACTTAAGGATGATATGTCAAGTATATTATACTCTGGCCCGTTTGAACGTGTATCAAGTACATTAAGTTTTGCCATATCTGTTTCCTTTGCAGATGCAGACTTAGACACTCCTATTGAAAACTTGTATCCGTTCACCGGGGTACTACCACACCTGCCTGGTGGTCGGCTACTGCATTAAACATATCAAATGGCTGGAAGCGGTCAGTAATCAGTACATCCCATCAATCCTGGCAATCCTGGGCGCAGTCCTGGGATGTGTGGCCGTCGGAACGGTCAGTCTGGAAAGTATCGTGTACGGGGCGGTAACAGGACTTGCCAGTACCGGCCTGCACCAGGTTTTCAGCCAGATAATCAATAAAACAGAATAATAAGTAACCTGGGGAGCCGATTGGCTCTCCCTTATTTTATAATTTAAGCCATGAAAAGGAGATTAAAACTATGACAAACTGTAAGAAACACAAAATCAATGATGCAAACCACTACAAACACTTAATACCGGACACGGACTGTACTTGTGATGTTGGTATTAATGGCCCAGCTGGGGACCCGGACTTAATCGCGAAGGGGAGCGGAGGGTATGACCATCCGCAGACTCCGCCGGCGAAAGGGCCGGGAGCAGATCCGGAGCTGCTGGCGAAAAGCAAGCCGCCGTTAAAGCATCCGGAAACACCTGCAGCGACTGGACCAGCAGCAGAATAGTTGCGACATTTAAATGGACAGGGCGGCCCTTTGAGACTGTCCTGTCACTGAGGTGACCATGTATATTGACACAAATACAATTATAACGGTAGCCAGTGCAATGACAGCATTGGCTGCCATTTTTTCGGCCGTTTTTGCAGCCCACAGGTGGTTTTTAAAACAGGAAAGACAGGACAAAGAAATCGAACAGATAAAATCAGAACAGTGCCTGCTTACGTATGGGGTACTGGCTTGCTTAAAGGGATTGAAAGAACAGGGGTGCAATGGCCCCGTAACAGAAGCTATCAATAAAATAGAGAAACATATCAACCAACAGGCACACGAATGAGAGGTATAATTATGGATTTTGGAATTGCAAGTGTAGCAGGAATTACAGCACTGTGTTATCTGGCCGCTATGGCGGTTAAGGTGACATCGGTAGACAATAAGTGGCTGCCAGTTATTTGCGGCGTTATTGGGGCCACACTGGGCGTTGTAGGCATGTATACGATGCCAGATTATCCGGTGAAAGACATTATCAATGCGGCGGCCGTCGGTGCGGTATCTGGCCTCGCGGCTACCGGTATTAATCAGATGTACAAGCAGCTTAAAGACAATCAGTAAAAGCAGACAGAGGCGCCGGTGGAAGAGACAGTATAAGTTGCGATATCGCAACAGTACATAGGGCCTGGGATATCCCCGGGCCTTTTTTAATAGGAGGTTATAATGGTACAGAGTGAACAGAGCAGAGAACTTGGAGAAAAGTGGTTTAAACAGCTGCAGACCGAAGTGGCAGCGGCACCGGCAGAGAATCTGGAGGACTTCCGGGCGGCCATAGACCCGGATACGATGGGATTTTATGGTCAGGAGGGAGTGGACGATGAAGATTAATAAACTGCTTACCCCATACAATTATAACGACGGTCAGATTAGCCGTATCAAGTACATTGTAATCCATTATGTAGGGGCTACAGGCGGAGCAAAAGCCAATTGCAAGTATTATGCCAGTGAGCATATTGGCGCCAGCGCCCACTACTATGTTGATTTTGATGGTAGCATCTGGCAAAGCGTGGAAGATAAAAATATAGCCTGGCACAGCGGCCGTAAGGATGGCATATATAAGCATCCCGAGTGCCGCAATTCCAACAGTATCGGAATTGAGCTGTGTGTCAGAAACAAAGGAAGTCAGGCGGCAACCAGCCGGGATTGGTACTTTGAGGATGCCACGGTGCGTTCGGCTGTGGCCCTGACCAGAGAGCTGATGGAAAAATACAAGATAACGGCAGACCGGGTGGTCCGGCATTATGATGTCACCGGTAAAATATGCCCGAATCCTTTTGTCTATAATCATACGGATCATACCTGGGAGGAGTTTAAAGCCGCGCTTAA